AGTATTAAATGTATGTTTTGCTTGTCCACTTTTATCATAATCTACTATATTATATAGTCTATCACAATTCTCTTTTCGTGTCAATAAATGGCAAACCTTATTGAGTTTACTCATCGTTACTGCCACTACGCCACTACCAACTCTCTGAGTGACTTTTTCATCCGCGCCGTATCGTAATTTAAAAAGGGCTGGTACTTTTTGCATAACTTGCTTACCTCTTTGTAGATTGGATCATGTATCAGTGTATCATACCTTTTGACAAAATGCAATAGCGAATTCAATATTGCCAATGTTTCTAGACTGATTTCTCTTCTTAGATATTTCTTGATGATGGGTGGATGATCTCCACTTTTAGCATCAAAAAAATCATTCAGTTCGGTTGCTGTCCAACCAGAAATAAAATCCATCTCATTTTTAAATACATACGTCAACGATTCTTGTTTACGTTTCCATTCTTTGTATCGCTCTTCGCATTCTTCAGAAAGAAGTTCACCTACCCACATTTTTGTGTCGTGCAGAAAATTAGAAACTAAAAACTCTTCTAAGTAAGCATCTTTACGATTGCCAAGTTTAGCAAAAAAGATTTTGTCTTTACGTTTCAAAAAAGAATCGTATGTGACATTGACTTTCTTGTTATACTTGAACCAATCGTAGCTATCTCGCGTGAAGTGATTTTTAACTCCTAAGTAAACTTTGTATGCGTCTATAGCATCCATTTTCATTAGTCTTCGACCTCAAGAGGCAATCTAGCTTTTGGTGCAATCATATTTAACTTCATCGCTTCGCCTTCAATTGAAGACTTCATGCGAGGTGTAACTAAAGATGCAGCCGTTTCAATTTCAATATTTTTGATAGTACAATATTCAAGAATAGCATCAATCATTGTAATTGGGTGCCTGTCGAATTGAATCTTTTTGATTTCAGATTCAAATTCTTTCTGATTCAAAATTTTAAGATTCATTGAATCGTACTGATGTAATTCTGCCGTTTTTGTAGTAGCCAAATTGTGTTTGCACCCTTGCTGGTTTTGCTGTACGAAAATTCAAATTCTGTATTTCGCTGTCTGCCGCATAGTAGTAAGCTGGATATCCATTCTTGCGCTGATTTGATTTCATCCTAATTTCAGTCTTCATAATATTCATTGCGAAATTTCCTCTGTTACAATCTATAAAAAATATGACCTTCAATTTGTGCAACTTTCGTCACTCTTCCAGTCCATGATGGTTTAATATTAGTGGCATGAAAGTGTGTTGCGCCTTCTAAGAGTTTAATTATATCACTACCCACCGTCTTTGTCAATAGCATCTTCGCAACTTCATAGGATTCTTTCCATCTTTTATTGTTCGATGGTGGTGTATTTGCAATTTTGCTATTGTACCACGAAAACTGTTGTGATTCTGTTACAACATCACGAATGTTTTTGGGAAATCTAATGTCACGCAATCTATTAAGTGTAACTGCACCAACTGCAATTTTACCGATTAGAGGTTCGTTACCTGCTTCATAATAAATGTTCATTGCCATCCAATACAGGTCTGATTTGCTAGAATTTTTTGGTGATATTACAGTATCTGAAATCTCTTTAAATGTTGGCAACTCTGTTGCAAAAGTATATTGTGTAGAGAATAATGCCGTCAGAAATACTACAGCCGCTAATAGTGCTTTCATATTTTCTTTCCTTTTTCGCAAGTGGATTAGTTATTTAGCACTCTATTAAGAATTCTTGAATAATCTTGCCAAACACTTTCTTTACTGTATGCTTTATACAGAGGTTCTAGGGGTCCAGTACCATTTGCAATGATTTGCTTGATGCTACTAGTTTCAATTAAAACACTAGGTTCTAAGTCCCAATAGTTTCGCATTTGATGACTGCGTGTTACTGCAATAGGGCGACCAGCTGCTAATGCATAGTCTGGACTACTTGCTAGTCCACATCCATCTAAATAATCATAGAAGTAACAGTTAATCGTGTTTTGTGCTAACAAGTCAATAATCTCTTGAGTATCTAATAGATCATGTGTGATGATAACATCAATTCCTGGTTTTCTGATAATGCGTCTAACTTCTTCCGCTCTTGCAAGTGCATTACTTCCTTTGCGACCGTGAATTTGATCCTCATAGAATCCAAAAGGAATATGAAGTCTTAAAGTTGCTTCATCAAATTCTTCTTGTACTCTATGCGCTAGAGTAGCAATGCCTTTGTGCGGTGGACCAAACCCCTGAAATCCGATGATTGGTTTCTCAGGCTCAACATATGATACAGTTGGTTTTCCTGGAAGCAAACGATTTGTTGTAAACACATGTTGTGTCTCTTTCACGCTAGGATCATCTGCAATGATGTATTCCCAACCATGATTGAATCTAGGTGAGTATGAATCTGCAATTGATTGACTCATATCATGCATGATTCGTAGGTGTTTAATCTGAGGAAACACATTTCTCAAATGCGGATGATCCATCCATGGAGTTGTTCCTGGTGCATAGTTATAAACGATTGCTTCAGGACTTAACGATAGAACTGCATCTTCTACTGTATTCATATCATCTGCGTAAATCATCTTGAAATTAAATTCTGGATGTTCAAGTAATACTTTTCCCGTAACATCACCCATCAATCCTATGCCACAAGCGGCTTTGAATCCTAAAGTCTGTGTGACAAATAATATAGTACGTTTCATTTTTTTATTTCCTCATTGATCCATCGATATGTCTCTTTCAGCCCCTCTTTCAGATTTTGACTTGGGCGCCAATTCAATTTTTCTTCTATCAATTCATTGTTACTGTTACGTCCACGCACACCTGTTGGACCATCAATATGTTTTTTGCGAATTGTTTTACCTGCAATCTGTGCAACAAGATCAACTGTGTCATTAATGCTAATCATTTGATCTGCACCGATGTTAACTGGACCATGAAATGTTTCACTATTCATCAAGCGTCTAATACCTTCAATGCAATCATCAATGTATAGAAAACTTCTAGTCTGTTCACCATCACCCCAAATTTCAATTTCATCGCCATCATTTGCTTTTGCAATCTTTCTACAAACTGCTGCTGGAAACTTCTCTTTACCACCGTCCCATGTGCCATATGGTCCAAAGATATTGTGAAATCTAGCAACTTTGTTTTGCATACCATGTTGACGATTGTATGCATGAAACAATCTTTCAGAGAATAGCTTCTCCCATCCATATTCAGAATCAGGATGTGCTGGATATGCACTGGATTCTCTGCAATCGGGATTTACGTTTGTTGATTGTAATTCTTCATTGTATACACATGCGCTACTACTGAAGAAAACTTTTTTGATGCTCATCTCTTTGCATCTGTGAAGAACATTCAAATTGATTGTTGCGCTATTGTACATCACATCTGCATCATACAGATTTGTGTTGATATAACCTGCACCACCCATGTCAGCAGCCAATTGATACACTTCATCAAATTGTTGGTTAATAACATTTCGCACATCAGACTGTGAAGTTAAATCTGCAAGAAAAAAATCATTGTTTGTGTGACTATATTCATGTAGTTTTTTATCTACGCCACGAACCCAATAGCCTTCTGATTTCAAACGCTTAACCATGTGTCCGCCAATGAAGCCACCTGCGCCTAGTACTAATGCAGTTTTCATTTGTCTAATAACCCCTCATATAATGTCAATAATTTATTTGGATTCCAAACGTCATAGAATTCTTGAATTGGTTCAATCCCACCAGCAACAATATCTTTGATTGAAGTTTTTGTCAAATCGTTGAAATCTCTTCTAGTGTGTGATAAGAAGGTAGAATCATTAACACCGAAAGGTTTCTTTGATGCTAACGCACGATCTACTGATCCACTCACACCAGGAACATTTGGTGTTCTGTACCAATACAGATTAATGTCGTTTTGATTTAACCAAGCAATCAATTGTTTCTTTTGAAAGAATTCTTGAGTTACATTAATTTTAACATTACTCTTAGCAAGTTTTCTACATGCTTGTTCTAATGAATTTGAAAGACCGCCACTTGGATCAACGTAAGCACCATTTGCTAGATGAAGATTTAGAATAACATCTTCGCTAAATTGTTCGTTTATTAAACCAATGATTTGTTCTAGATTCTTTGTTACGTTACTGATACCGCTTGTGCCAATCTTCAACACTTCATTTGGTTTTGAATATTGAATATCATCATAGTATGTGATCGGAGGCACACCAGCATATTCATCGCCCGATGTTTCTTTTCTAGGATCAGTAAAAATGTAAGAATTGATTCCAGTAAATTTATTATCATGTTCGTGTCCAACAATCGCTAGTTGTTTAGTCTTTGTTGAATTTGCAATCGGTCTAGTAATGCCATTGTTTAACCATTGCAATGTGTATGGATGATGATTGTATATAATGGCATAAGGGTCTACCTCTGACACTCTAGCATTAAATTTTTGATACGAATCAGTAGCTAAAAATTCAAACTCATAGTTTTTAGAAGTTTTTAAAATTTCATATACAGAATCTGCATACTGATAGATGCCGCATTCTTTAGTCGCACCAGTTACTAAAATTACTTTTTTCATGTTATATGTTTTGTAGGTTTTCTCTTAGAAATGTATGTAGGCTTTAGAATTAAATCTGTTATGATTCTAATTGCAATGTCATCATCTAGTGTATCACTAAAATATGAGTTTGTCAAATAGTCACCTTCACCCATCAAGCAATCACGCATCTTATGGCTAAAGCACATGAAGGTTTGTTCTGGATTGTTCATGTTTGATTTAGTGTGTGCATATGTAAACGGACCACTATTCTTGCCGACAATCAACTTTGCAAACTGACTGATGTATCCTATTTGATTTAGATTGCCCGTTGGAGCTCCAAAAATACTATCAGTACAGTTTACATTATTTTTAGTGATTTCACCAATATCATGTGTGATTAGAAATGCGTAGTCTGGAAAACTAGATGATAGCGAATCAATGATATTTTTCATATCACCCATGCTGCTCTGTTCGCTTTGCTGAACACCATTACAAATGAGAATTAGATTCTTCGGAACAATTGTTCTTAGATATGAATCACATTCTTTCAAATCAAACCGATACCAATCAATCTTTGGTAGATAGAAGAAGTAATCACCTTTCATTTCAATTTCTAATGCATTGAAAATTTCTTTCCACATTGTATGAAGACAAAAGAAATTAGCATGATCTTTTTCTTTTAGATGTTTACCAATCCAACACCCGACCCAAGTATTAATATACAACGTGTTGGGTTCAGTCTGTGAAACTGCTAAAGGCACAAAAGTGCCAATAGCAGGAATCTCGTTAAGTGTTATATGCTTACAATTCAAATCTTCTACAATGTTTGAATGATTGTTGTGTGCATATAAGAATTCAACATTGGGAAAACGGCTAATGATATCACGAACATATTCTTTGTTTATAAAACAATCGCCGTTTCTCCATTGATTGAAGAAAACGATCTTGGCGAAATTCATTTTGAAATAATTTCAAAGATTGGACATGGAACAATGAATGAACCACCCGCATCTAAGAATGCTTTTTCTCTTGTTTGAAATTCGCTAATGAAGTGCCATGGAAGAACCAAAGCATAGTCTGGATTTGCTTTACGCATTTCTTCTTCGCTGACAATTGGAATGTTTGTTCCAATTGTTTTATAACCAAACTTGTATGGGCTACGTTCTGCAATAGCATTAATGTGAGTACCATCTAAACCAAAGTACTGTAGCAAAGTATTGCCTTTAGTGCTTGCGCCATAACCATAAACACTCTTACCTGAAGATTTTGCGTCTTCAATGAACGTAAGAACGTCAGTTCGTAAATCATCAAGTCTAATTTTGAATGCGTTCCAAATTAAAGGATTTGAAATGTCTAAAACATTATTTTCATATTCAAGAATACTATTCACACGATAGTCACACACATCACGCAAAGGAGACGTACCAAAACTTGCAATTTTTGCTGTGTCTTTTTGGAAGTAAACTCTGAAGCTACCACCATTCGTATCGTTCAAACTACAATCAACAATATTAAATCCATGTTGAGCAAATAGCTTGCTGATACTCTTCAAGTCATAATAGTAAACATGTTCATGGCAGATGTTATCAAACGCTAATTGATTAACCATCAAAGGCGTATAACTCATCTGAAGAACAGCAACACCATCATCATCAAGAATGTCATACATATCTTGTACAAATGGATGTGGATTATCTAAGTCATAGAACATTGCAATGCAAGTAATAACTTTTGCTTTTTTATCTGCAAACTTTGTTTTCTTCCATGCATCTTTGCTGAAGTAATCTTGTACGACAGTAGCAACTTTGCTGCTTTCTGCATAGAATGAATCATCGCATGGATCAATACCAACTTTGTTTAGATTGTCTGGTACTGCTTTCAATAGTGTGCCGTCGTTACATGCAATGTCAAGCCAAATGTCATCGGCTTTCAACTTAACTCTGGATGTAATTTCTTTAACAATACCTTGAAGTTCAAGTGTCATGCTAGTATTGATTGCACTACGATACCAATACTTACCCCACATTGTAGATGCTGGTGCAACATCTTTCAATCGTGGTGCGCCCAACTCTTCGTCAAGATACAAATCAAGACTGTACTTTTTACGTCCAGCCATTTCGCTTTCATCTTTAATAAAGTCGCTTACGTAGTGATCGCCAAGTTCAAGTAGTTTTTTCATATTATTCCTCATGTGATTTTTCTTCAACCAATTCTGAATTACAAAGAATATTTATTTCTTTTTTAATTCGGCTTCGTTCATCGTTTGTTTTATATATCTTTCTAGCAACATCAATAAAGTCGGCACCAAAATGTTGAATCTTTTCGTAATATCTAATGTCTTCTTCAAGAAACCATATTGCTAAATTGACATTCATCAATTGTTGTTGGTGTTCTAGCACAACTTTTTGTATTGTAACATATTCAGAAAGAAAAGTCAATGCATCATGTTCACGTTGAATATTGACTAATTTAGATGCGTCTTTGATTTGATTTAATTTGATTTTGAGGATTGTAATCTTATCTACAAGTTCACCGACACTTACTGGTATATAAATCATTTCAACTCTTTTCTCTGGTGACTTAACTAGAACTCTATTGATTACACCAAAATCTCTAGCATAGACAGTCTTACCGCCATCTGGACTTTCATATGTTTTAGAAGTTTCCATTTTTTTGAATCCTCATTTCACTTTCACACATATCAAACACCAAATCTTTAAATGTGTATTCTTGTGTCCAACCTAAAATAGTTTTTGCTTTAGAGCAATCACCAAAGATTGTTGGCACTTCTGCTGGACGATAGAAATCTTTATTCACTTTGATGACAGTCTTGCCTGTAGATTTATTGATACCGACTTCATCTAAACCTTCGCCGCGCCATTCAATTTCAAATCCAAGATATGCTGCAACATCATTACAGAAATCTTTTACTGAGTGTTCTTCATCACTAGAGATTACATAGTCATCTGGTTTGTCTTGTTGCAAAATCAACCACATCGCACGAACATAATCTTTAGCATGTCCCCAATCACGCCTTGCTGTTAGATTTCCTAGTTCTAGAATATCTTGCAAACCGAGATGAGTACGAATCATACCTAGTACAATTTTACGTGTAACAAATTCAGGACCTCTACGTGGGCTTTCGTGATTAAACAAAATACCATTGCATGAGAATAGATTAAAACTCTCACGATAGTTTACTGTAATCCAATAGCCATACATCTTAGCAACAGCATAAGGTGACCGTGGATAGAACGGAGTGTTTTCTGTTTGTGGAGTTTCTTTTACCTTACCATACAACTCACTAGTTGATGCTTGATAAAATTTGACTTGCTTTTCTTTTGACAATCGTTTGACTGCTTCAAGCAATTTGAGTACGCCAATAGCGTTAACATCGCCAGTGTATGTTGGACAATCATAACTTACACTAACATGACTTTGTGCGCCTAAGTTATAAACTTCATCTGGTCGTACTTTGAGAATAATACTTTCAAGATTAGCAGCATCTGTTAGATCGCTATAGTGAAATGTAATTTTGTTTTTGATATGATTGATGTTTGCAGTATTGTTTCCTGTGCTTGACCGGCGTATAAGCCCATGCACATTATAACCTTTTTCAAGTAGAAGTTCTGCTAGATAACTTCCATCTTGTCCTGTAATACCCGTAATCAAGGCAGTTTTTTGCATATTCTATTCATCCTATTTTATTGCGAAATTAGTGATAGGTTATTCTGTTGCGAGGAAACTCACCGAAACCTAATCTGAGATTAGGCAGCTAATGCTTGCGCATATGTGCTGCCGTTTTCATTTTTTTATTTTTCTAAATTAGAAATTAACACGGACGCCAACACCAGCAGCCTTCTCTTTAATGTCTTGATAGCTTCGGCTCACATCGAGTTCAACTGACACTGACTTGGTCAGCGGATAACTAACACCAGCAAAAGCAACAGTTTGCTTAGGATTAGCAGAATCCCAATTTACTCGTGTCTTCACACCACCAAAAGCATATACAGCTCCGACTGGAACACCAGCACTCACACCAAGCAATCCGTATTGGTAATTGGTGCCCTTAGCGCCATTGAAACCGTTATCGTATCCAACACCACCAAACACATTGATTGGACCCATGCTCTTGCCAACAGTACCTTCGACAGAATTCAACATGCCACCCTTACGATAAACAGCAGTGCGAACAGCTAGATCCAAGTTAAGCCCAGCAGCATTAGTTCCAGCACGGAAATACTGTGCAGTGCTGGTAGCTTGGTTGCGGGTGTCTTTGACGCCATCGATCTCAAGTGAAACATAATTAGCGGCGCTGGACATAGTAGTAGCCATAACGAACGCGGTAGCAATTGCAATCTTCTTCATAGAATCTCCAAAAAGTTAATAAAGTGGTGAGTTATTCTGTTACGAGGAAACTCACCGAAACCCTAAGCCGAGTTTAAGCGGCTAATGCTTGCGCATATGCGCTATCGTTTGCATTTACGTTTTTTGCTTGATTAACGGTCATCGCCTACCGTGTTGTCCATTCAGTTACTTTTTACCCCGTCGAAAGCCTGGTCAGGCCCATCAAAAACACAGAAGCTCGTTAGAGGAGCCTGTCTCAAATATGTTCGCTAGTTGCGATCTGAAGCCAACATACCGTCTATCTATGCTTTTGGTGGACCTGGGCGGAATCGAACCGCCGTCCGGAATTCATTTCTCTTTACTTCATACAACAATAACTAACATCATATTTATATATCTAATCAAGAAAAACGGTATCATATGCTTCACGGTACGATATAAAATCTTTGATGTACTCGTTTCGCTTCTTAATGAACACTTGTGGATATTCAGAATCAACAGCAATCATAATTACAATTTGTGAGACTGGTATTTTAGTTCTTTCTTCATACATAACTGCATACGCAGAACACTGCATGAAGTACCCTTTAATCCAACTCTCTTCTTTTAATCTGCTTGAAGTTTTAAAATCAATGATAGATAATTTGCCATCATATTCTGCGATACAGTCAACTCTACCAGCAACTTTTAAATGATGAGAATACAAAGGAATCTCTAGTGCATGGATGTTGTTTACGTGTTCATCCAATAGAGGTTGTATTGATTTGAACATAACAATAGAATCTGGCATTGTCTTGCGTGCAAAATCTTCTTCATTGTTCAAATAGTTTTCGCAAATCTTGTGAACTCTAGTTCCACGACTGGATGCTTTAGTTGAAATACGATTAGCTTCTTCTTCACCGACACGCTTTCGCCATTCTATGATTTTATCTTTACCATGCTGAGATGTGATAGTAGTCACGGAAGGATACAGTAATCCTTCTGGCGTCTTGTAGAATCGTTTGCCGTTTACTGTTTCGGTTTCCAAATCATAGTCAATGTCGCATCCAATGTGTTTAAAGTTCACCTAAGTAATCCTGTAATTATGATGATATTTTATTTAGAATTCTCTAATGCGTCTTCGTATTGCAGTTTAGCAAGAATATAATCTTTAACGAGAGAAGAGCGAACAATGTCATCTACAGTAAATTCAATCTTTGTGAATGCATTCATGTGATATGCAATGTCAAAGAATTTAAGAATGCCTGATACATCATTTTTCTTTCTATTCAAGTCAGTTTGGCGATAGTCGCCGCACCAAATAATCTTAGAGCGATAACCAACCCGTGTCATAACTGTATCAATCTCTTCGTATGTCATGTTTTGCATTTCGTCAACAATGATAATAGCATCGTCAAATGACATACCACGAATGAATGATGTAGAGATGAATTCAATGTGCCCTTGTTCTTCTAATCTATCCCATGCATCTTTGCGACCAAAAAGGGTGTCGCAGATTTGACGATATGGTTGTTGATAGATTTCCATTTTCTCATTTACGTCACCCGGCAAATGTCCAATTTCTCGGGACTGAACAGCAGAACGCACTACAATGATTTTAACAAATGGATTTGATTTGTCCATCACTTCTTCAATTGCTTTATACAATGCACAGAATGTTTTACCTGTACCTGCTACACCATGAAGTGCTACGAAATAGTCTCCACGCTTGTATGCATCAAAAAAGAGTTTTTGGTTTTCTGTTAGTGGATCAAAAGTCTTTAAATCATCTAGTCTAAGTCTGAGGGTATTGTTGACAGATTTAAGTCTTGTTACTGGAACATCTGATTCAGTATTTGCGGTTTTAGCTACGCCGATTTTTCTTGCCATTGGTGCCCTTTTGCTTGTTGGTGTATGATGTGTTGCCATCATTAAAACGTGTTGACGTTACCTAAAGGATGTGCTTCTTTAGCCTTTGCAAGGACCTCTCTAAATCCATTATCTGGCTTTCGTAAACCCAATCTAACAGGATCGCCTAATGATGGTGCGCCTAGTAAAATAGAGTTTAGTTGCGGATTGTCTTTTAGATATTCTTCTCTAACACTCATGCTAAAGAGTTTTTCTGTTATTTCACCTGTATCTTTATTGATGAAGTTGTATGTTGGCACTATTTACTCCGTATGAGAACCATTCTGGTGTTTCTCTGTTTTTCCAATTAGCGAATCTCGCTTTATCATGTATATAGTAGTTTTGATACGAACGTATAGAATCATTCGTCACTTTGTATATATCAGGCATTGCAGGCGTAGGCTCAGTGAATGGAATGTCAGCAATGTTTTCTGGATGCACACAAAGATACTTTGCATATTTTTCACATGCATGATTCTTGCCGTATCTATGTGTATACTCAGCCAACAAGTGAGTCCACATCTGATACAACCACATATAGTTTTGTTTGCTTGCACGAACCCATATGTTTGATGGGTGATTAACGTGTGATGCTTTCATCAAGCCACATTCAATGATTTCGGTTTTCATGCGCCAACGTTGAATGTTCCGATTGTTCGCAGTCTTGCCTATGAATTTGTCGCCATCAAGCACACGATGTGAAGTAGACATGAGTTGTGCATACTCAATAATCATTTTAACAACGTGTTTGTCTAAGTGCATTTCTGCACAGATTCTTGGATTGGGATCAAGATAAAATATGTTCAATCTATTTTTTCCACAATTATTTTGTCACCGTTGTCAGTACCAAACGACATATTATCATAGTACACACGAACAGCGCCTCTTCGTGCTAGTGAAACACATGAAATACACGCACCAAAGTAATTTACATTTTCAGCAACTTCTTCAATAGATTGACTTGGCACACCCTCAGCGCGAGATAACATTTCAGACATTAATACAATGTCTTCCATACGTTCATTGGATTCGCTGTCACCCTCATCAAGTATCTCCATCAGCGTTTCTAAATTTTCATCAGAAAGTTTTTTAAAGAATGCACCCAATGATGTGTAAGGATTACGCATCAGCATTTTTGCTACTGATTTTGTTATTGGCAAAAGTTTATCTGATTCAATAATCTTTTCCATGTCCGGATGTGAATTCTCAAAGTCAATAGGGGTTGTTTGCATCTCAAATCTCCACGTATTTCAGTTTAAAATTATCAGCACATTCTTCGTGATTGATGTAGCCACGTGGATTGCAAACAACCCTAGTGCTACCAATCATGTAGTCGAAAGGTTCGTGTGTGTGACCATGAGTCCACAATTTAATCTGTGGGCGATCTAAGATGAATTGATCTAAATCGCTACTGTAAGCACCATTCATTAACACTTCCTTTCTGTATCGTGGATGGGTAGACATTTTGCTGGGTGCATGATGCCCAACAACAACGTATTTGCCAGGCATTGAAGTTGTCTCATCAATGCATTGTAACATTTTTTTATGATCCTGTACACTATTTTCTGGAGTGAACTTGCTGACACGTTTATGAAATTCTGCATGTTGAATATGCATACCATTGGTATCCAATTTTATCTTGCCATCACCATCATATGACTTGACAATAGTTTTGTATGAAACCATTTCATTGCTATTTTTAATAATAGAAAAATCATTCATCACACTACGAATGTGTAAAAGAGTGACAGGGTCTTGTGCATTCATATCAGTCCACAATGTACCACAAATAAATGTTACGCCATCAATTGTCACCTTCTCTTTGTCAACAATGCTCAAGTTATCAATATGTCCAAGATTATTTTGCAGAGTTGCAAACGTTTTAGCGTAGTCACCATTATAGTGTTCGTGGTTGCCAGAAATATAAATCACTTTAGGAAATTCAACTGCACATCGGGCAAAGAAGTCTGTATACCTGTGGCTCTTACCATTTCCTACAAGCCAACCAGATCCATTAAAGTCAGCAGCAACGCAAATATCGCCAGACAGTATTAATACGTCAGCGTTTTCTTCGTTGTTTAAAATCAAGTCACCAAATTCTAGGTGAATATCTGATGCAATAGCAATCTTCATTTTTACTCTCAGTCTGAATGTGGTGGTAGAATATATTCTTCGCAATAAAATTGTAGTTTAAGAATAGTTTCATTTACATCTGTGTGCAGTATAGCAACACCGCCAGCTCGTGCAAATGAATCAATTACGTCTGGTGTGTCATCAACCAATATGGTTGTGGATTTTGCATATTTGGCTTTCAATTTACGTCCAGGCACAGTATTTATTTTAAATTCTATTCCGCGTTCGCAGAGCCATTGTGTCTTTTGAATTGTCACTTCGCTATGATACTTCAGCCCACCGCTTGAAGTCAACATTTCAATTTCAATGTTTGGTATAGTTCGGACATATGCAAGCAATTCTTGCCCACCAGGATTCCAATCTAGTGTCGCAAAGTTTTCACCTTCAATAAATTTAATCCAGTTACTAGAAAAAGACTTTCTACCTCTAGAAGAGTTAGGACTTTCACCAAACAATTCAAAATAACGGTTTTCAAATGAACACAATACACCGTCCATGTCAAGATAAAGTTTACTCACATCCATACGATCAATCCAATAAAAATTATAATTACAAAAT